TGCTGGCGCAGCACAACGATGGCGGCTATGCCCACCACTGCGGCGACCCGATGGCGCACCCATGCGGTAAGCTGTAGCCGGGCTTTCAGAGCGTGCCGATTGAGCGTGCCGATGGATGAGAGCGTGACGCCGCAGCACATGCAGTGGCGTCTGTATCTACAGTGGCCCAGCGGCAGGCGCGAGAGCGTGGTGTGCGCTGGGCCACGCCCTGTGATGCCGCCCGGCCACGCTGTCCTGCTTGCCTCGATGCCTGTGCCTGCCCTGGCTGTCCAACCTCTGGATTATTGGCAAACTAGGAGACCTGACTAGGAAAAGAAGCTTTCTTGCGCTTCCCCTGCTCGCCGTGGTAGTCCCCTAGATGTCTTCCAGCCGTGGAAGCCGAGTGTGCCGATCTAGGGGAGCGAGCCGCACGAGAAGAGAGTGCCGACTATGCCGAGCGAGCCAGGGTGGCTGAGTGTGCCAACCGAGATGAGCGAGCCAGCGCGCGTGAGAGTGTCATGAAGCGAGAGCGAGCCGCGAAATACGAGAGTGCCGTCAGAAGGAAGCGAGCCACGAGTGCTGAGATTACCGGAGCACGCGAGCGAGCCGTACCCCGTGAGAGTACCAACACAAGCGAGCGAGCCGCAGCCTGCGAGAGTGCCGACCACCAGAGAGCGAGGACCACAGTGAAACCACCCACCCAGAAGACCGGTAGAGGCGCCCGGAACAAGGCGCCTCCACCACCCCCACCCGACGTCGAGCCAGAGCAGCCGCTGGGCCCCGAGGACTTCCTGGAGATGCAGCCGCTCGATCTGGTGACCGACGCGCTCGATCTGCTGCGCCACGGTGCCAACGGTGGTGGCCAGGAGCTGACCAAGGGCCTGTTCCAGCGGCTCGATGCGCTGCACCAGCTGATGACCGGCACGATGGATCCCGGCCTGCTGACGCCGATCCAGAAGCTGACGGCGGATCTGAAGAAGGCCAGCCGCACCCTCGGCCGCGCCGAAGCACGCTTCCTCACCGATGCCTACTACACGATGCAGGAGAATCGCATCCGCACGCGGCATCAGGTCACCACCCTGGCGCAGCCGAAGGATACCGAGAAGGCGCCTGAATCTGCCGATGGCGAGGCGCCGAAGGAGAGAGTGCCCGAGCCGTATGACGTGCTCGAATGGCTATTCACCCAGGAGGATGCGCTGGAGGTGCAGATCCGGGGCACGCTGAACATCTACAGCCTGAGCAACCGGCCAGGGATCTGGGCCCGCAGCATCAAGGGCATCGGCCCGGTGATCGCGGCAGGATTGCTGGCCCATATCGACATCCGGCGGGCGCCGACGGTCGGGCACATCTGGCGCTTCGCGGGGCTCGACCCGACCAGCGTCTGGGGTAAGGGCGAGAAGCGGCCGTGGAACGCCGCGCTGAAGCGGCTGTGCTATCTGATCGGCGAGAGCTTCGTGAAGGTGTGCAACCGCCCCGACAGCCTGTATGGCCAGCTCTACAAGGCGCGCAAGGAATGGGAGACCGAGCGTAACTCGCGCCAACTGTATGCCGATCAGGCCAAGCTGGCGCTGGAGACCAAGAGCTACAGCAAGGAGACCGACGCGTTCAAGTGGTACAGCCAGGGCATGCTACCACCGGCTCGTATACACGCGCGTAGCCACAGACGCGCCACCAAGGTGTTCCTCTCGCATCTGCACGAGGTGATGTATTGGCACGAGTATGGCAAGCTGCCGCCGCATCCGTATGTGCTGGATCATGTGCCGGGGCATGTGCATAGCCTGGAGATCCCGAACGTCGACATGATCTTCCCGGAGCTTTACGAGGCGCGTCAGCGGGCGCAGCGTAACAAGCGTTAGCCGACATGCCTGAGAGTGCCGACTATGTGGAGCGAGCCTTGTCATCGGAGCGTGCCGAGCATCGCGAGCGAGCCGCTTCCGGCGAGTGTGCCGTATACAGTGAGCGAGCCGAGCGAGCCGAGAGTATCGACCCAGACGAGCGAGCCGATTGGTCAGAGAGTGCCGAGAAGAACGAGCTAACCACGGCAATTGAGAGTGCCGAGAAGTGTGAGTGTGATATAACCAGAGCATGTCCGGTGCGTTAGGCACGATTGGTTATCCGACCCTGCCGACGCCCGGACCGTCGGCGCTATCGTCGTTTGGAGGATCCAGTGGCCCACCCACCCAAGGGCAGCAGTCAATTGGCCCAGCAGTCCCACAGCTACCAGCGGTCCACCCCGCAGATCCATCGCGAAGCGGACAAGCTGCTGGAGGAGCTGGTGGACAAGCTGGTGCAGCAGGGGCTTACACGGGAAGAAGCGCGGGAGCATCTGAGGCACTGGGTCTAGGCCCACCGGTCAAGACCATCTGGAGCGCCAACCGCAGCTACCACAACGCCGACAATCCCGACTACCATGAGCTTCACCCCGAGGGCGCGCACGCGTTCCACGCCGCGATCGCCGAGGCCAAGCACGGTCACCCGGCCGGTGCTGCCGTCACCCAGTATCCGGCCGAGGACTACCGCAAGATGCGGCTGTTCCAGACCAAGGAAGGCGACGCCGGGTTCGCCCTGAAGGGCGACGACATCGTCTCGGTGTTCAAACATCCGAAGGCGCCATACCGTAACGTCACCCGATCGATGCTGGATCTCGCCAAGCAGGAGGGCGGCAGGCGGCTCGATGCGTTTGATACCGTGCTGCCGCACATCTACGCGCAGAACGGGTTCCGCACCGTGGCGCGGCTGCCGTGGAACGAGGACTACAAGCCCGAGGGCTGGAACCACGACGCGTTCAAGCAGTTCAAGGGCGGCAGGCCTGACGTGGTGTTCATGGCGCATGACCCGCAGGCAGGCGCCTACAACCCTGGTGACGGCCGCACGGTCAGCGACTATGACGAGGGCACGGCAGCGCAGCACGCCGCCCTGGCGCACGTCGCAGCGCGCGGCAACGTGCCAGCAGCGCCCGGCCCGGAGAGCTACGGCAGCGGCCAGCTGATCAGGATGTCGGATCCTCAGACGGTGTGGCACGGCACGCAGCACGAATTCAAACCGACGCGCGTCAATCAGTTGGGCGAGTTCGATCTCAGCAAGATGAGCAGCGGCGAAGGCGGCCAGATGTATGGCCACGGCGCCTATACCGGTGGCGCCAGGGGGACGGGTGAGGCATACCGGAAGAACCTAGCCGAGGGCGCGAAATATAAGGGCCAGTCAGATCCCATGGGCCTCAGTGGCCACGATTACAATGCGGCCAGAGAGGTGCTTGATACGATCCACGAGCACGGCATGGCGCCCCAGCAGGCGATCGAGCATGTACGACAGACGCATGAGCAAGAGGCGGCGAATGCGTTCAGCAAGCCCCAGAGCCACGTCTGGCAGTCATGGCAGGAAGCGGGACATCGCTCTGCTGGCATAGCGGACGCGGTACAGAGACTGAAGCTAGAGGATTTCACGCATAACCCTGGCCACCTCTACGAAGCCGAGCTGCACATCGACCAGGATCATATGCTGCACTGGGACCATCCCATCGGGCAGCAGCACCCGTATGTGCAGAGCAGGGCTATCCCTCTCGCTCCATCCGCCTCGATCGGCAGCAAGATGACCGGTCAGATGCTGCACGACTATCTGACCGGAGGCGACAAGACGCGCAGGCCGATAGCTGCAGAGAAACTGCTGAACGCTGGTATTCCTGGCATCAAGTATGTGGATCAAGACAGCCGGTTAACAGATGTTGGTCCCTACACTACGGGTGACGGCAAAAGAGCATGGGCTGTGTTCCATAGGAACAATAATTTTCCTCTCGCCACATTCAACACGAAAGAAGAGGCGCAAGCCCATCTCGAAGCCCACCATCGTACGCACAACTACGTTGTGTTCGATCCAAGAACGATCAACATCGTGAAGCGTAACGGCCTGCCAGCGATGGTGGATGCGGGTGCCGATGCGTTGCGCGATCATAAGGCGACAGGCTGATGGCACTTGGCACGATCCCCTATCCGCAGCTCAACCGGCCAGAGGACGACACCAATCCGTTGCAGAAGTATAAGGACCAGCTCAACCCGCTGGGCCAGCTGACGCACCAGATGTTCGCGCCCCCGGCGCCGCCGCCGATCCCGCCGATCGACCCGAGGATCGCGCAGCACATGACGCAGATGGGTGCGCAGGGGATGACGCCGACGCAGCTGGCGCCGCCCCCGTCGCCGCTGGCCGCGCCGCCACCGGCTCCACCGCCGCCCGCACCGCCGATGGCGGCGCCATCACCACCACCCGCGCTCTCGATGATGCCTGGACCGCAGGGGGCGGCCATGCTGCGCGCTGCAGCGCCTGGGATGGCGCCCGGCGCGCCAGGGGATGGTGGTCCGCATGATCTGACGCAGTTTGCCCAGGATCCCACCAGCGGCGGCCTCGTTCGCCAGCGTGGCGCCGTGGCGCAGCGGCTCGCGGCACAGACCATGGGCAGCGTCCCGACGTTCGCTGGTGGCGGTGGTGGCAGCGCCGCCCTGGCGCAGGCCGGTGGCCGTCCGCTGGCACCCGAGGACGCGCAGGGCGTGATCGCGCCGCCGTCGGCCGCAGGCGCTGACCCGGCGGTCGACAGCCAGTCGCACAACCGCATCTCGACCCGCATCCCGTCCGAGCCTGCGCAGAAGAAGGCTGGTATCGACGCGCATGCGACGTCTGGTCTGTCGATCGATATGAACAGCATGAACGCGGCGACCGACCAGAAGGCCAAGAACGCCGCGATCATCAAGCAGCATTATCCGGGGTTCGCTCATTTGCGCACTGACAATCCCGACCAGATCAATGAGGCCTTCATCAGGCACGCCAAGGACAATCTGGTCTGGCTCTATCGCAAGATGAACGACAAGAACGGACCGATCGGTCCTGGCATCGTCGAGCGCGCCAAGCGCTGGTACAGCGGTGCCAACAAGATCGCGCATGATCTGGCCAAGGAATTCGGTGTCCAGCCATATCAGGCGGCGGCGGTGCTGGCATCGCTGAGCCCGCAGAAGGATTGGTATCAGAACGTCGATCTGGCCCGCCGCGCGTTCACTGCCCACAAGCTGGGCAACAACTGGACGATGACGGAGGAGATGAAGAACTACTCCGACAAGTACATCGCCTCGTTGGAGAAAGCCGCTGCCAATCCCAAGACCCGCAAGGGGGAGAACCCGGAGGAGAATATCGGCGAGCTGCGGGAGCTGCAGCAGAAGTTCCACGGTACGCCGATGTCGGAGCTGACCGACCCCTATGAGCGTGCGGTGTTCGCGCGTTGGCACGACGAAGCGCACACCCCGCGCTCCTACAAGATGGTGACGCCCGAAGGCGAGATGGGCGACACCGCAATGATCCCGGCGAAGTACACCAAGAAGGGTAAGCTGAAGGAGGCATCGAGGCCGCGCGACGTCACCTGGGGCAGCTTCAGCGAGATCCAGAAGGCCATGGCGGCGCTGCAGAACGCCGATCTGCCCGAGGTCTCGCGGCTGATGGGCAAGGCCCACAAGGTGCGCAATTTCTTCAACAACATCATCGCGCCGCATCACGGTCACGACGTCACGATCGACACCCACGCGATCGCCGCCGCGTTGCTGCGACCGCTCGGTGCCAGCGCCATGGAGGTCGCCCACGGGCTGGGCACCAACCCGAAGCAGTCCAAGGAGGAGGGCGCGGTGAAGCTGCCGCAGGCTGGCAACAGCATGACGCTGGGCAACAAGGGCATGTATGGCCTGTATGCCGAGGCCTACCGGCAGGCCGCCAAGGATCTGGGGATCCTGCCGCGCGAGCTGCAGTCAGTGACCTGGGAAGGCATCCGGGGCATCTTCAGTCCTGAGCAGAAGCGCAACCCTGGCTTCGTGCGTGAGATCGCCGATATGTGGCGCAACAAGGGCGCGCATCGTGGAAAAACGCCAGATGAGAGACGAGAGGCTATCCTTACTCATGCGGGCGGGTTAAAACTGCCCAGTTGGGCAGGAGGAGTGGATCATGGCGACGACGCCGAAGACTAAGATTGACTGGGAACCGTATCGCGGCACCAACGGGACGTTGGACTACATGCTGAAGAAGGGCATCGAGCCGACGCGGGAGAATTATATCTTCATGGACTATGGCGGGAAGCCGCCTGAGCCGTGGACGGCGGAGCATGAGAGCATGCTCCCCGAGCCGCTCCAGGAGGGCTACAAGGATGACTGATGCCGCGCCCGAGTCTCGACTTTAACACAGCAGATATCCCCACGATCCACGCGTTCCTGCACGATGACGCGTTCATCCGGGGGCTGATGGGTCCGTTCGGTAGCGCAAAGAGTTCCGGATGTCTGTGGGATATCGTTAACCGCAGCCTCAAGCAGACACCAGGACCGGACGGCATCCGGCGCAGCCGTTGGGCGATCATCCGCAATACGTATAGACAACTGAACGACACCACGATCAGGACCGTCCACCAATGGTTCCCGTATCCCATGATGGGGATCTGGCGCAGCACCGAGCACGAGTATCTGCTGAACCGGCTGATCGCGCACGGCGACAAGAAATGCGCGGAAATCGAGCTGCTGTTCCGCGCCCTCGACCGGCCCGACCATGTGCGCAATCTACTGTCGCTCGACCTGACCGGCGCCTGGGTGAACGAAGCCAGGGAGGTGCCTTGGACGATCATTGATGCGCTGCAAGGCCGTGTCGATCGCTACCCCGCCAAGCGCGACGGCGGCGCGACGTGGGCGGGCATCATCATGGACACCAACCCGCCCGACACCGATTCGTCGTGGTACAAGTTCTTCGAGCAGATGGACCACACCGAGGCGGTCGAGCAGCTGGCGCAGTTCATCCCCGGCATGACGGTCGATCGCTATGCCCGCATCTTCAAGCAACCCTCGGGGCTGAGCCCCAACGCCGAGAACAAGAGCAACCAGAGCCCCGGCTACTGGCAGCGCCTCGCGATCGGCAAGACCGATGAATGGATCCGGGTTTATTGCAAGGGCGAATATGGTTTCGTCACCGAGGGCAAGCCGGTGTTCCCCGAATACCACGACAACATCCATTGCCCAGGCAGCGCCGACGAGAAGCGGGCGCCGAAGACCGATCCCAGACTGCCGGTGCATCGCGGCTGGGACTTCGGGCTGACGCCTGCGGTGGTGTTCAGCCAGCTCGCAGCAAGTGGCCAGTGGAAGGTGGTTGACGAGCTGTGCGCCGATAGCATGGGCATCGACCGGTTCAGCGACCGGGTGCTGTCACACTCGACGCAATACTTCCCCGACAGCGAGTTCGTTGACGTGGGCGACCCGGCTGGCGACAGCCGCGCCGAGACCGATGAGCGCACCTGCTTCGGTATCCTGCACAACAAAGGCATCAACATCGAGCCGGGGATGCAGTCGCCGCAGATCCGCCAGGAGGCGGTGCGCAAACCGCTGCGCCAGTTCGATGACGACGGCCGCCCGGCGTTCAACCTGCACCCCCGCTGCGCGCGGTTGCGACGGGCGCTGATGGGTGGCTACCACTACCGCCGCATTCAGATGGCGGGCAACGAGCGATGGGCCGAGAAGCCCGAGAAGAATTCGTATTCGCACCCGGCTGATGCGCTGCAATACACCGCGACGCGGCTGTTCGGCCCCAGCCTGCAGTGGAAGGGCGATCAGGTCGACAACGAGATGATTGAGCTGAACTCTCGCTTGGTGCAGGATCGCACGCGTAGTCGAACGACGGGCTACTAGCCGCCTTCGCAGAGAGTGCCGTTGTAGATGAGCGAGCCACGCCACGGGAGAGTACCGTCAATCCAGAGCGAGCCGTGCTGCTGGAGGATACCAAGCCACAGAAGCGAGCCAGTTCAAGCGAGAGTGCCGCCACAGGAGAGCGAGTCTGTCATCATCTTTAATCGTCCCGCGTGATGTCGCAGCGCGCATGCTGGATCAGGCGTGCGCCACCTGCCGGTTCTCGCGGAAGGATCCATCCGGCGATCGCAACTGCCACCGCGATCCGCCGACGTCGTTCCTCATCCCATTGCCGGGCAAGCTGAACATCGAGATCAAGGCATACAGCTCGCACCCGATCGTGCGCGACGACGACTGGTGCGGATCATGGGCCCAGCGCGGCGACACCACGCCGCTCACACGCCCTGATTGACGCCAGCATAAGCACTGATTGACATCACGGACCCGCGAAGCGTCTATATATAGATATAGCCGTACTGCTGGAGGGTGCCGATATCCATGAGCGCCGCGTTAAGCGCGTTTCCGGCGCCAGGACCATCGCCGGATCAGGACGACCCGAATCAGCCCCAGGATGGTGACACCAACCAGGGGCCGCCCCCCGATGACCCCGAGCAGCAGCCGCTAAAATCCGCTGACATCCTGCCGCTGCGCCCGCCAGGGCAGGAGCAGAACGACGGCCTCGGTGATCCCCGCCAGAGCCAGGGCGAGCAGCGACCGCTGCTGAAGCCGCAGTATGCGCGGAAGTTCGCCCGCTGGATCGTGCGCAAGAACATTGCCGACGAGATCGATGACAGCGAGCGGCAGCGCCTCGCGGATCAGGCGAAGCGGGAATACGAGCTCGACGAAGAGACCCGCTCGGACTGGAAGCAGCGCTACGGCGACTGGATGGACTTTGCGCTGCAGGTGATGCAGCCGAAGACGTATCCCTGGCCCGACGCGTCGAACGTGTGCTTCCCGCTGATCACGGTGGCGGCGTTGCAGTTCAATGCGCGCGCCTACCCGGCGATCGTGCAGGGCCGCAACGTGGTCAAGGGCACGGTGATCGGTGACGACCGTGGCGTGCCGATGATGATGCCAGCGCAGCCGCCTGGAGGTATGATGCCGCCCGGTGGCCCTGGAGGTGGAGCTGGTGGTCCTGCGCCGCCGGGGATGCCAGGAGGCGCTCCTGGCGGTCTGGGTGGGCCCCAACCAGGGGCGCCTCCACCGATGCCGGGACTTCCTCCCATGCCGCCCGGCGCTGGTGGTGCGCAGCTCGGCCCACCCGGAGCACCCGGCCAGGGCGGCCCGCCGCAGCCGCAGGGACCGCAGCAGGCGACCAGCCCCGACGGGCGGCAGCTGTGGATCCAGCCACCAGGGTCCAAGCAGGCGCGCGCCGACCGCATCGGCCGCCACATGTCGTGGCAGCTGCTCAGCGAGATGCCCGAGTGGGAGGAGCAGACCGACCGGTTGCTGATCACCGTGGCGATCGCCGGGACCATGTTCCGCAAGAACCACTTCGACCCCAAGCAGCGGCGCAATGTGTCGGAGATCGTATCGGCGCTCAGATTGTGCGTGAACTACACGGCGAAAAGTTTCGACGCGGCACCGCGCAAGAGCGAGCTGATCGACTTCTACCCGTGGGAGATCGAGAGCAACATCCGCTCAGGCCTGTGGGTCGATTACGGTGAGGACGGCTACGGCCGCAACACCGACACCAGCCAGGACGAGCAGGCGCCGGTCACGTTCATCGAGCAGCACCGCCGCTACGATCTGGACGACGACGGCTACGAGGAGCCGCTGATCGTTACGTTTGCCAGGGATTCGGGCAAGCTGGCGCGCATCACGGTGGGGTTCGACCAGGACGGCATCGAGGCAACCGACGACGGTGAGGTCGCCGAGATCAATCAGATCGATTACTATACGAAATACGGTTTCATTCCGAACCCGGAAGGCGGCGCCTACGATCTGGGGTTCGGTTCGCTGATGTATCCGCTCAATGCAGCGGTCAACACCAGCATCAACCAGATGTTCGACGCGGGGCATCTGCAGATCGCGGGCGGCGGTTTCATCGGCGGCGGCGTGTCGATCAACGCCGGGTCGGTGCGGTTCATGACCGGTGAATACAAGGTGGTCACCACGCAGGGGCGTACGCTGCGCGAGAACCTCGTGCCGCTGGAGATGCCGGGGCCGAACGCGGTGCTGTTCCAGCTGCTGCAGTTCCTGGTCGAGGCGGCGAAGGACATCGGCTCGATCAAGGAGGTACTACAGGGCCAGCTGCCCGGCGCGAATGTTCCGGGGATCCTCGGTCTGGCAGTGATCCAGCAAGGGCTGAAGGTGTTCAATGCGATCTTCAAACGCATCCATAGATCTCTCCGCCAGGACTTCGACAAACTATTCCGGCTCAACCGTCTGTATCTCCCTGACGAAGCCGGTTTTAGGATCGGTTCCGAATACTTCCAGATCACGCGCGCCGATTACCTCAGAGGGTCGGGGGCTGAGCCGGTATCAGATCCGGACATGGTCACCGACACCCAGCAGATGGCGCAGGCTAACTTCCTCCTGCAGTTCGTGGGCGACCCGTTCTTTGACGGCCGTGAGATCCGCCTGCGCGCGATGCAGGCGGCGTCCATCCAGCAGGTAGACAAGCTGCTGGCACCGCAGGCGCCGCCCAATGCCGAGCTGGTGCAGGCGGCAGCCAGCCTCGATCTGCAGAAGCAACAAGTCGACATTGCCGGTCAGATGGCGAACCTGCGCAACAAGGAGCTGGATATTCGTTTCGCTCATGAGCAGGCGGACATTCTGATCCGGCGCGGCAAGGACAAGGCGAGCGAGATTAAGGAACTGTCGCAGGCGATTCTCAATCTGGCCAATGCGCGCAAGGCTGACGCCGATGTCGACCAGAACTGGTACAACGTGCAACTGACAGCCTTGAAACATCAGGTGGATATGCTGAATGCTCTCACTGACACCGGAACTGATGGCGAGGGTGGTAACGCCAGCGGAGGAGGTGGCAGCGGAGCGCCGCCCGGCCTTGCTCGATCTGTCGGAGCAGGACTATCAGCTGTGGCTGAGACACCCGGTGTCGGTGCAGATCTTCCTGTGGCTGGCGGATTATCGTGATGCGCTGCTGCGTGAGGCGATCCGCATGTTCATGGCAGGCGACATGGAGAGCCTGATGCTGAACGAGCACCGTGGCCGCGCCGCGATGTGCAGCGAGCTGGCCGTGCTGCAATATGGCGATGTGCTGCGCTGGTACTTCGGCGACGTTAAGCCACCGCAGGAGCGCGTCTGATGCCTAAGCTGAACCAACACCGCTGCGCAAATCGGACGCAGAAAGGCTGGGGCGCCGAACCGGTGAAAAACCCCAACACTGGGTGCCGGGGTTCATGGCCCGGCTGGCAGGTCAACTGATGCTTGAAGGGCGCATCCTCAAGACCGGCGATCAGCGCGAGTTCGTACATGCCGAATTCGATGGCGCCAATCACAGCGGCATCACGCCGCTCGACGACAAGATCCTGGTGCTGATGGACCAGCACGCCGAGAAGACGTCGGGCGGTATCATCATCACGCAGGACACCCAGTCACGCCAGAGCATGGCCAGCGAGACCGGCGTGGTGATCGCTCTCGGCGCAGCGGCGTTTGCGTTCAACGACGACGGCAACCGGCGCTGGAGCACTGCCAAGCCAATCCCCGGCGATCGCGTCGTGGTCGAACGCTACGCGGGGCGCGTGGTGCAGGGCGAGGACGGCCAGGAATATCGATTGGTATCGCAGCGCTCGATCGGCGCGATCTACAGCAAGGCCGAATGAGAAAGACCGGCACTCCCGTGACGGAATGCCGGTCTAAACGTGCCCTAACCCAAAGATCCCAAACGGCTTGCGCAGGCAAGATAACATACTGCGTGAGCGAGGAACAGCATGTCAGAGTCGGCTCAGGACGCTGAGCTGGATCCCCAGGAAGACGAGGGGTCTGGTCAAGCCGAGACGGAGCAGCGGGCGCGCAACATGGGTTGGCGGCCACGCGAGGAATTCCGGGGCGACGCCAATCGATGGCTACCGGCCGACGAGTTCGTCGAGCGCGGCGAGCGGTTGCTGCCGTTGCTGCAGGAGCGCAGCCGTGCGGCTGATCGCACCATCACCAACCTGCAGCAGCAGATCCAGCAGCAGGGCGAGACGCTCAACACCATGCTGGAGAGCACCCGGCGCGCCGAGCAGGCGGGCTACCGGCGGGCGATGACCGAGCTGCACCAGCAGCGCGTCAAGGCGGTGGAGATGGGCGATACGGCGGCTTTCCAGGCCGTGGAGCAGGCCATGCGGGAGCTGGGGCCGCCACCCCCGGAAGCGCCCAAGGCGCCCCCAGCGCAGGGCCAAGGCCAGGGGCAGGGGCAGGCGAACAATGATCCGGTGATCCTGGCGTGGGTGCGCGAGCACCCGTGGTTCACCTCGGACCACATCGCCAACGTGGCGATGATCGCGGCGATGCAGCAGGCCGAGCGGATGAACCCGAACGGCACCGTCGAGGATCACCTGATCGAGGCCGAGAACGCCATCCGTCGGCGATTCCCCGAACACTTCCCGCAGGCGCGCCGCATCACCAACGGCAGCGGCAATGGCGAGGCGCGGCAGGCGCGGCGCCCGCTGCACATCCAGGAGGACACCGAGGACGAGATCGAGGAGGACGAGCCAGTGGCCCAGCCAGTGCGCCGCCAAGCGGCACCGGTATCGCGTTCGTCGGACAGCCCGCCAGCGCGGCGTCCTGGCCCACGCAGCTTCGAGGCGATGCCCCCCGACGTCAGGGCGCAGTATGACCGCCAGCGCAAGATGCTGGAGGGCAAAGGCGAGCCGCTCACACGGGAAGAATTTGCGCGGTACTATTTTGAGAATGAGCCGTGAACCTGATCATCCTCCTCATTGTCCTGCTGATCTTATTCGGGGGCTTTGGTGGCGGGTATTGGGGGTATCGAGGTGGTGTTTACGGCCCCGGCGCCTTCGGTGGTATTGGCCTGATCGTATTGATTCTCGTGCTGCTGCTGTTGTTCGGCGGCGGGAGATTTTGGTGAGAGGAACTGAATAGTGCCAGGACCAGGACGACCCCCTAACCCGGTTGGGCGCCAGCCGCTCAACGAGGCGGCGGCAGAGGCGGCGATGCGGCGCGAGCAGGAGAGCCAGCGCGAGCGCGAGATCGCCCACCAGCTGGGCGGCGCCGAGCCCGAAGTGACATCTGTCGATACACTGCCCCGTCGCGAGCGCAAGCCGTTCGTGCGCAAGCCGTTCGGCTCGTTTGACCAGAAGCTGAACTATCCCGAGCGGGAAGGATTCAAGCGGCATTGGTTCAATGATGAGCCGGGACGCATCATCCGGGCGCGCGATGCGGGCTATGAACAGGTGCATGACGAGGACGGTCGGCCGGTGAGTACCGTGGTCGGTATCGGTCGTGGCGGTCAGGCACTGGTTGCTTTCCTTATGGAATTGCCAATAGAGTTGTTTCACGAAGACATGGCTGCCCAGGAAATGGTGGTCCATGGCCTACTGACCCAGATCGGTAAAGGCGAACATGCGAAGCCGGGAGGCACGGATGGGAACCTTCGCTACGCCGGGTCGGAACGGGGTCAGATCAAGATCGAGACAGGAACCGCTCGGCGCTGATCACTGACCCCACGAAGGCGACGGGATAGCAATGCTCCTCGCTGGACTACAGCCATCACGCGGCTAGGCATCGCACGCGCGACCGGCACGACATCCCTTTAACCGCTTGCCTGAGCGCTGCGCTCTGACCCTGGCCGGTCACGGCGCAGCGCACCGGCACAGCATACAGAGGCTGCGATGCCAAATGTGAATAGCCCCATGGGGCTGCGCCCTTACTCCCACCGGAGCGGCGCGCCCTATAACGGTGCGGTCCGCACCTACTATGTCCCCTCCTCCAACCCCACCGCGCTCTACATCGGCGACCCGGTGATGCTGGTCACCAACAGCTCCGACGGCAACGGCGTGCAGACGGTGGCGATCGCCTCGGCGGGCACCAGCAACCCGGTCCTGGGCTCCTTCCAGGGCATCACCAACAACGCCGGGACGGCGGTGATCACGCTGCAGCAGACGCAGACGCCGTATCTCGCGGCGTCGCAGGCGGCTTACGTCGTGGTGTGTGACGACCCGGATCTGCTCTACCTCGTGCAGGAGGACAGCTCCACCACTGGCATGGTGTCGGGCGCCTCGGGGCGCAACGCCAACCTGATCGCGGGCACCGGCAACACCTACTCGTCGAATTCCGGGTGGATGCTGTCGAGCAGCTCGATGGGCACCACCATCAACGAGCAGCTGCGCATCGTCCAGCTCCTGCAACAGTCCGACAATGCCGTGGGCGCCTACGCCAAATGGCTGGTGCGGCTCAACTTCGGCATTCACCCCTGGACCAACGCCACGGGCGTTTGAGTTGGATCTCTTGCATCCACTCGGCAGGGTCTCTCGCGTGCTTCGATTGGTTACAGGGCTGGCACGCGAGGGCGATGTTGCTGATCCAGTTCGTGCCGCCGCGCGCGATCGGCATGACGTGGTCCTCGTGCCACCCGGCGCTGATATCTGCCGGGCAGTAGGCACAACGCCACCCCTGCCGCTCACCCAGCGCCATGATCTCGGCGTACGTGTGGGAGCCTTCCGCGCCTCGCTCGCGAGTCTCTCGGTTGCGCTCACCGACGCGCCGTTTCTCGGGGTGCGCCTGCGCCCAGGCGCGTCTCTCCGCGTAGAGGCGGTCCTTGTTCGCCTCTCGGTGTTTCCTGCGGCGCTCACGCACCTTCTCGGGGTTCGCCGCCGTGTAGGCCGTATTCTGCTCGATGATCTTATCGCGGTTCTCGGCGTAGTAAGCGCGGAGTCGACGCTTTACCGCAGGGTCATCAATCTTCCTGGCAAGGTCGCACGCGGTACAGGTCTTGTTGTTAACCAGTCGCTCGGCAACATGACCGCGCTTGCATGGAAGACCGGTGAAGTAGCGCTTCAACCCTTGCGTCATAGCGGCACGGCGCGAGATGGTCTGGTCAGCCATGGCGGGCGATCCCTTCGCTCGATCTGGTTAGGGCTGGCGCAGCGCTTCCAACGCTTCGTCAGCCCGCTCATCTCATACATCAACCAATCCACCTGGGCAACGCTTGGATGCGGCTGCCTCTCTAGCCAAAGGAGTTAGTTACATGGCCGTGATAACTACGGGGTCGCATCCAAAAGCGTTATGGCCGGGTATTAAGGCTTTTTGGGGACGAAGCTATAACGAACACCCAGTCGAGTATCTGGATCTGTTCGACAAGCAGACATCGGACAAGGCGTACGAAGAGGAGGTGGAGATCACCGGCTTCGGTCTCGCGCCGGTCAAGCCGCAGGGTACCCAGATCTTCTACGACATCGAAGTGCAGGGACCGGTCTCGCGCTTCACTCACGTAGCCTACGCACTCGGCTACATCGTGACCTACGAAGAGCTGCGCGACGATCTCTACGAGGTGGTCAGCAAACGCCGCGCCGCGCAGCTCTCTTTCTCGATGCGGCAGACCAAAGAGAACGTGCTCGCTGGCACCTACAATCTGGCGTTCTCGTCGTCAGCGCTCGGTGCCGACGGCCAGCCGCTGGTTTCAGCCAGCCACCCGACGCTGTCGGGCAATCAGTCGAACCTTGGTGTCTCTGCGGACATCTCGGAGGTCGCGATCGAGGATCTCGTGATCCAGGTCATGCAGTGCCAGAACAACCGTGGCATGCGGATCTCGGCGCTGCCGATGTCACTACACGTGCCACCACAGCTGTGGTTCGAAGCCAACCGTATCTACAACTCTGTGCTGCAGAACGACACCGCCAACAACGCGATCAACGTGCTGCGCGCTGTCGGCACCTTTCCCAAGGGCATCAAGGTGAACCACTACTTCACCAGTGCCACCGCTTACTTCGTCCGCACCAACATCCCGAACGGCCTCACGTACTATGAGCGGGATGCGATTTCGTTCGATCAAGACAATGATTTCGATACGAAAAACGCGAAGGCCGCGTGTTATGAACGCTACTCAGGATACTGGGCTGACTGGCGTTCGATCTTCGCAAATCAGGGTGTGTGAGTAAGACAACTAACAGGAGGTCCGTATGACTATTGGCTTCCTGTTTTGGTTGCTGATGATACTAGCCATCGTGTTCTACGTGGTCGGCTACTGGGGGCCATATGCAAGCAACCCCCATTGGCCGAGGTTCAACGGCGTCTGGGTGTTCGTGCTCCTATTTCTTTTGGGATGGGCAGTTTTTGGATTTGCCATCCAGGGACCGGGCGTCCGGTGAGATACTTCGAGCGGATCGCCGCTGGCATCGACGTCGAGCCTCTGTTGCATCAGTTGCGTACGCAACCGGAGCTATGGAACGCGGTGCCGATCCGCTCGCAGTATGGCCAGCACAAGGACACCGACGACATCCTGCTGCGCTACAATCGGTTCGACCCGGCGCGGGATGATCCGCGCGATGTCGTGGTCAGCAGCATCTACTGCAAGAACTATCCCGCCTGGGGCGCGCTGCCGCTCGCCATGCCGATCGTGTTCGGTCTGATGGCCAGGGTGCAGGGGGTGCATCTCGGGCGGGTGTTCATCTCCCGCCTGCCGCCCGAGGCATCCATCCCGCCGCACAGTGACCGCGATCCGTTCACTGAACAGGAATTCCCCGAGCGGCCGGTGCCTGCGGTCTACTACGAGCGCTACCAGCTGACGCTGCAGGCGCACCCTGGCGTGGTGTTCGTGGCGGGCGACGAGCGGGTCTACATGGAGCCGGGCACGATCTGGTGGTTCGACAATCAGGCCGAGCACACGGTGGAGAACCGCTCGCTGGATGACCGCATCGCCATGACGATCGACATCCGGCCGTTCAAGCCGCTGGAGCCGTGATGTCGGACGTCCCCGAGATCGATGTGCATCTGCCTGATGAGCCGACGGAGCTGCGGGTGGCGCCGCCGCAGATCCTGGTGTTCACCATCGGCGCCGGGTATGCGGGCGCCACGATCAACATGGTGGTCGACCCTACTGCGGCCAACGTCAGCGGACAGAACAAGACACGGCTGGTGCTGGCACGCACGATGGACGAATTGATGGGACGCCTTGTTGCGGTGTTGATCCAGGAGTTCGGTCTGGCGCAGGCCGTTGCCGTTGCTCTCGTTCCGGCTGGTCTGACACAGCTAGCGCCGGTTACAGGAGGCCCGTGATGTCTGACGACGCTGAAGAGCCCGACATCCTCGAAGAGGAGGCGACAGAGCCGCTGCCCGAGATCCTGGTCTACAGCATGGGTAGTGGGCTGATCGGCGCCACGGTCAGTGTGCTGATTGACGCCAAAGGCTCCAACCTGGGCGAGAGCTACAAGACGCAGCTGGTGATGGGGCGCGATCCTGGCGAGCTGAACGACCGTGTCGTGTCGGTGCTGGTGGCGCAGTTCGGATTGTCGCAGGACGACGCGCAGGCGGCGATGGATAGTGCGACGGCGGTGGTGCCTGCCGACGGCTCAGGCCCGGAGTATCTGCCGCTCGACGGCAGCGTTCCCATGCTGGGACCGTTGTATCTTAGCGGCGACCCTGTCGATGCGCCGGATGATTCGTCCGATGTGCTGGCTACGACCAAGCACTACGTCGATGCTGCCAACAATCTGAAGATGAATACCTTCGGTATCGGCGACGCCAGTGAGGCGGCAGGCGGCGAGATCGGCGAGTACATGGTGGTCAGCAACACGGTCGGCGTCACCCTGCCGACGACGGTGCCAACCATGATCTGCCAGCTCAGCCTCACGCCAGGGGATTGGGAGATCTGGGGCGCGATCGACTTCGTCCCCGCCGCTGGCGTCAGCCCGAACATGGTCGCGGCATCCGTCAGCGTGCATCCCGACGCGCTGCCCAGCGATACCGATCTGATGGAGGGCGTCGGCATCCTCAACATGATCACCACCAACTCGCTGACCGCAGGCCAGCGCCAGATGCTGATGACCGGCCAGTGCCGCTCCAACCAAGCCGCCCCGCTCGACGTCTACCTCGTGGGCCAGACCACCCTCGGTGGCAGCGGGCTTCTAACCGCGAAAGGCTACATCTGCGCCAGACGCGTGAGATAACAGCAACGCTTCCTTCTGCCCCGCACTCAGTGCGCTGAAAGGATCAAATCGTGGCACGCACAGCACTCTACGCCCCGGCCCACCGTGTGATGGGACGCAATCCGCCAGGAAACCGTCTAGGCGCCAGTCAGCCGCCCACCGTGTCGATGTCCTTCGATGCTGGCGGCACCGGCATCCAGGACAGCCGCTGGCTGTGGAACGCTGGCTCGTCGAGCACCGCACCGCAGATAATTGGCTGGCCTGATCCTGGGCTGTATCCGGTCTACGACTGCGTGCCAGCGACCCTGGCCGCAGCGGCACTCGCCCCGTCGGCGGTGCCCGTGGTGGGCACGGCTTTCACGTTGGTGTCGTCCTCGGCCGCTGGGGTGGTGGTGCCGACCACACCGACTCAGATGTTCCCAGGCGGCACGTTAGTACCGACGACGGCGCGCTTCATCCATGCGGTGCCGCTGTATCAGAAATTTGGCTACGGCAAGCAACAAGCCTACGCCTACGACGCGGCGACCATGCTGGAGCGCTGCATCACCATCACCAGCGTCGGCAACGACAGCGCCGCGACCATGCTGCTCACCGGGGTGGATCAGTATGGCTATCTGATGACCCAGCGGGTGACCATGGGCAGCGGCGCGGCGGTCACCAGCACCAAGGCGTTCAAGGCGCTGATCAGCGCGGTGCCGAGCGGCACACTGTCGGGCAGCGCGATCACCATCGGCACATCGGACACGTTCGGGTTGCCGTTCTATTGCTCGCAGCTGAGCCAGATCTACGGGTTCTGGAACAACCTGATACTGTATGGCACCGGCACATTAGTTGCTGGTGTTACGACTATTCCGTCGACCAATCTGCTCGGTGATACCTGCGGCACCTGGATCCCGGCCAGCGCCTCGGACGGTTCGAAGCGCTTGACCATGTTCATGCGCCCCTGGCTGCCGCAGATGGTCAGTGCGACATATGGGCTCAATCAGGGCCTGTTCGGGGTGACCCAGGTTTGATGGGCCGTGGCTGAACGAGGAGAAAAGCCATGGTTGACGTAGTATCGACCCAGATCCTGGAGAACGGTCCACGCTTCATCGTGACCAAGTTCACCAGCCTGTCCGATGCGACCGGTGAGTCTGGCGTCACCAAGCTCAACGCCACGTCGAGCGGCCCCTACGGCGTGGTGTTTCAGGGCAACACGATCTACCCCGGCATCCATCTTGCGGTGGTCGCGGTGTGGTTCTCGGTCACCGGCATGGCGCTGCGTGTCCAGTGGCATGCCACCTCCAATGTCGACATGATGGTCCTGTCGCAGGCTGACAACTGGCAGTTCCTGGACCTGGGGCGCGGCGGGTTTGGCGGTCTCACGCCGCCCACAGGCGTTACCGGGATCACGGGCTCGATCGATTTCACCACGGCAGCGCAGGTGGCCAACAGCGGCTACACGGTGATCCTGAAATGCACCAAGAACATTCCGCAGTCGTGAGGCAGCATGCCGTATGGAACCTACTACAAGCCCGGCGACTGGAACGTCATCGATGACCTGACCGGGTTCCGGCTGAAGCACTCACAGGCGCGCCGGATCCCCGGCGGCCAGACCGGCGGGTTGCTGGTCGACAAGAAGCGCTGGGAGCCGCAGCAGCCGCAGGACTTCGTGCGCGGCGTGGTCGATGACCAGTCGATCCCCGGCGGTGAGGCGCGGCCACGCCAGCAGAACCGGTTTACTATCACCGCGACGTTCATCACCGCGCAGTCGCCGCGTGGCAGCAACCTCATCACCGTGGATAGTGCTGAGGGATTCAGTCCCGGCGATCGCATCGGGGTGATGCTCGACAGCGGCGAGAACTATTTCCCGGTCGTGGTCAGGATCGTCGGCAACCAGATGCTGCTCTCGTATGTGCTGCCCGCGACGGTGGGCGGCCCCTACAACGACATCGGCATGTTCGGCAATTACGGCGGCCCGATCGAGAACACGGTGCTGGCGCTGGGTCCGTCGGGCGCCACGTTCCTGGTCGACGACAATGGGAACATCCCCATCACCGACGACAACAACAACATGTTCAGCACATCATGAGCACGACACTCCTCACCGAAACCATCGGCGATCTGCCGGGTGCGGTTGATCCGCAGCTCGATGACACGCTGGCGATGTGGCAGCAGGGCCAGATACCGCACACGCGGCAGATGTCGCTGCAGGACATCCAGGCGCTGGTAGGCAGCATCGGCGAGGCACCGCAGGACGGCAACGTCTGGGGCCGTGTCAACGCGAGCTGGGTGCAGGTGCTGCCGCTGAGCGGCGGCACGATCCTGCCGGGGCCGCTCGGTATCAGCTCGCCCAACACCGACGCCACGCTCAACCTCGAAAGCACGGCTGGTTTCGCCAACACCCTCGCGGGGTCTCAGGACGGTTTGAAGTTCTGGCAGATCTCGATGCCGGATACGTCGGTGGCTGGCAACTTCACCATCAGCCGCTTTGATATCACCGGCAATCAGGACACCGTCGGCTATGCGGCCGAGATCGAGCACGCCACCGGCCAGCTGGTGCTGCCGAACGGCTTCCGCGTCACCGGCAGCGGCACCGCGACAGTCGCGGCAGATCCGGTCAACGCGTTCGATGTCGCCACCAAGCAGTATGTCGATGCGCAGGTAGCGATCCCGCCGGGGGCACCCACCGGGGCGGCGGGCGGCTCGCTGACGGGGTCGTATCCGAACCCGGCGATCGCCAACAGCGGCGTGCGCCCTGGCACCTATACCATCGCCACGGTGACGATCGGCGACGACGGCCGCATCACCGATGCCGTGAGCGGCCTCACAGCGCCGCCTGGGACGCCTGCGGGGCCTGCCGGGGGCGATCTGACGGGGAACTACCCCAACCCAACCCTGGTCACCACAGCGGTCATAGCGGGCGCCTACACCAACGCCAACGTCACGGTCGACAGCAACGGGCGCGTTACCGCCGCCGCCAACGGCAGCACGACACCGACCGGTGCGGCGGGCGGTGATCTCACCGGCACGTATCCCAACCCGACGCTGAAGGCGACGACGGTCACCGCTGGTAACTACACCAACGCCAGCTTCACGGTGGACACCAAGGGGCGCCTGACGTCCGCGTCGAGCGGCACGGTGGTGACGTCGGCGCTGCCGATCGGCCCGGCTGGCGGCGGCCTGAGCGGAACGTACCCGAACCCAGCCATCGCGCCCTACGCCGCAACCACCACGACGACGCTGCGGACCATCGCTGATCGCGCCAACGATCAGATCAATGTCCGCGACTACGGTGCCAAGCTGGATGGCACCACCAACGACGCGGCGGCGTTCATGGCGGCCTACACAGCAGCGTCAGCGGGCCCTGGCGGGGCATCGATCTGGGTGCCGCGCGGCGGCGTCAACGTCACTGGCGCCACGCTGACCGGTGGTGCCAATCCGGTGCTCTGGAAGCTGGACGGCGATACCTTCAGCACGGGCACGACGCCGGTTTCTGTGCTGGGCGACGGCGATGTCACCGTGAGCAACTACGGCCGGGTGTCGTTTCGCAAGCAACTACTAAGCTCGGCCAATGGCTTCGCTACGCTTGAAACGAGCGTCAACAACCGCAACCCTGGATATGGCGGGCTGGCGAGTGCGTTTCGTGCCAGTGCCAACATGGCGTATGGCGCGAAAGGTATAACCAGCGCGGCAACCATCACGTCATCGCGTAGCGATGCGGCTGCCACTGCGACCCAACTCGCGATAGGAAACGTCACCGACTACAGCGGGCTGCCGCCGGTCAGCGGTCAACTCGACTACGGGCTCAATCTGCAGTTCCAAGCCAACGGGCCAGAGGCCGCATCGACGGGTTACGCCCCCGGCGGCGGCGCCCGCACGTTCCTCGTGCTGAACCCTGGACCGACGCAGATGCAGAACAACTGGCAACCAACGCACAGCTACGCGCTGGGTGTCATCATCGTACCGACGGTAGCTAACAACCTCACCTATGTCTGTATCGCCCCAGGCACATCGGGATCCACCGAGCCGACATGGCCGACCGATGGCGGCGGCACGGTGGTGGATAGCGGCGTCACATGGCAGACCAGCAACGGCACCATCCTGCACCCGTGGCAGCCGTCGCACGCCTACACCGTTGGCACGGCGATGCAGCCAACGGTGGGGAACGGCTTCACCTACGTCTGCACCGCTCCAGGTACATCCGGCACCACTGAGCCGACATGGCCGACTTCGGCTGGCACCGTCGGCGACGGCGGCGTGACATGGGCGTTCGGCACTACCGTGGCGATGCAGATGAGCCGCGCGATCTCGGTTGTCGGCGGCAGTACAGCATCGTTCGGCACCGCGCTCTATGCTGTCGGGCCGTTCTACGACGCGATCCTTGAGTTCTCCGGTGCCACGCTCGCTGATGCCGGGGTCAAGGACGCGGCGATCCGGCTCGCGGCCAACCAGCCGATCGACTGGAGCGGCGACCTAACGGACGCGCACCAGAACGTCCGCACCACGCGCTACAACAGCAGCAAGGCAGCGTGGCAATACATCACCGGCAGCATCACCGCGCTGTCGATCTCGGATACCGGCGTCACCGACTTTTCCTCGACACCCACCGTGCTTGGCGTGCCGCTGGCGGGCACCGGCACCGTCACCAAGGTTTCGACCACGAGCCCCGGCATTACCGGCGGCCCAATCACTGGAGCCGGAACTCTTTCCGTTCAGTGGAATGCGGGCACGGTGTTCGCCATCGACGGCGGCAGCATGGTGTTGACGGCGGGCACGCTATCGGCCAGCGGTGGTCCACCATCCGGCAAGGCGGGCGGCTCGCTCGGCGGCAACTATCCCAACCCCACCCTGGCGACACAGGCTGGCAAGACGATCCTCGCCAACAGCACGGCAGGGACGGCGGCACCAACGGCAGTGCCGATTGGCACCGGCCTGTCGTTCAGTAGCGGCACGCTCACGGCGACCTCTGTCGGCAGCGTGACCACGGTGGCCACCACCGGCACCGGCATCACGGGCGGCCCGATCACCACCAGCGGCACGCTCGCCGTGGCCTGGAACGGCGGCTCGGTCACCGCCATTGGATCCGGTCTATCTCTGACCAGCGGCACCCTGGCGTCGACCAGCAGCGGCGGCAGCGTGACCACGGTGGCGACCAGCGGGCCGGGCATCACGGGTGGTCCGATCACCACGGCTGGCACCCTCGCCGTGCAGTGGAACGGCGGCACGGTCACGACGGTGGGGTCGGGCCTGTTGCTCACCAGTGGCACCCTGGCGTCGACCGCTGGCGGTGGTTCGGTGACCTCCATCACCGCAGGCACCGGCCTGTCGGGCGGCACCATCACGACCGCTGGCACCGTCGCCCTGGCCACCCGCACCGCCAGCACGATCATGGGCAACCCCGGCACCGCAGCGGCGGTCCCGAGCGATATCGCGATCGGCAGCGGTCTGACGCTGTCGACCGGCGGCACGCTGACCGCGACCGGATCTGGCGGTTCGGTCACCTCGGTGGCGACCAGCGGCACCGGCATTACCGGCGGTCCCATAACCACGAGTGGCACGCTTGCGGTGCAGTGGAACGGCGGCACGGTGTCCGCGCTGTCGGGGCTGACGATCACCAGCGGCACTCTGACATCCACCCCGACGGCTTCGGCGATCGCTGGCGTGATGACCTACACCCAGCTGCCTGCCGAGGTGCAGAGCGTGCCGATCGCGTTCCCGTTCGCGGGACAACCGGCGGCCAGCGCTGCGATCAACGTGCCTATGGTGATGTCGCTGACGGTGCCCGCGTCGCTGGCAGGCACCAAGATCTATGACGGCACGCAGACCAAGGCGAACGCGGCGTTCATCCTCAACCAGATCAGCGGCGGCACCACGATCACCCCGATCGGCACGATCACGGTGACCACCGCGTCGCACACCAGCGCGACGCTGGCTGGCAGCGGCGGCACGCTGGCGATCGGCGACGTGCTGCAGATCGTGGCGCCGGGCACGCCGGATGTGGCGCTGAGCGACGTGTCGTTCACCATCCTGACGTCGAGGGTCTGATGGCGTGGAGCTTCGGTGATTCTTTCGATCTCTACGCGGCGCAGACCGATGCGATTGCGGGCTATTGGGACAGCGGGACGACAGCTGGTTACACTTTGGTGGCCGGTCGCTTTGCTGGTAGTCAGGCGGTTTCCATAGGAAGCGTTGCGCCGAATGGCTTAGTGAAAAGCAGTACTGCAACCACCGATCCGGTGCATCATATCGTTGTGGCATATTTCCAGGTGGCGGCGCTGAGCGGTACGACACTCGGGCTGTATTTCCAACTGTCAGACGGTGCGACCAATCAATGCTGCATCGTGTTTCGATCGGATGGCGCTATCCTGCTGACCTCTGCCACGCCATCAGGAACGGTTCTCGATACCTACACCGGCGCGGTGACAGCGCAGAACACATGGTTTGCCTTTGAGTTCGAGATCGTTATAAATGGTTCGACTGGTAGCTGGGCAGTGCGCAAGAACGGCAGCACCAGCAACGACCACGCACAGGGTGGCCTCAACACGCGCCCCGGCACAAATACCCAAGCGAACAAGCTGTCAGTTGGCATGCAGGCCAGTGTTAACAACGTGCGCTTCGATGACGTTCTCTGGCGCAGTGATGCATCGAGCGTGCCGTGGGTGGGCGACATCCGGTGCTACGCGCGGATGCCGAGCACGACCACGCAGACGCAGTTCTCGGTGGCGCCAAATCCAGCCACGAACACTCTTGCGCCATTCGGAACCGGCAGCGACGTGACGGCAAACGCCAGATACACACCGTTTGCTGCCGCCTTTAGTGGTACAGTCGGAACTATCATCATTAACGTGAACACCGGGTTTACGGGCAACCTAAAGTGCACAATTTTCTCTTCCGACATTACTACCGGCAACCCGGCCGCGATACTGGGATCGGCAACGAACATCGTAAATCCGGTGACGGGAAATAATACTTGCACATTCGGCACGCCGGTAACTGTATCGAAGGGCGTGACATATTGGTTTGGGGTTAGCCACGATGTCACGGCCGTATTCACGACCGGATCGGGGTCAACCGGGAGAACCGGCACGGGTGTCAGCTACGCGTCATTTCCGAGCGCCTCGCCAACTATGGGCGCTTCGGTGGGAGGGGTCACCAGCACCGTTAACATCACCCCATCCAACAACGCCGAGTATGTCAACGAAGCGCAGCAGGACGGCCTCACCAGCTATGTCTACGACAGCACCGTCAACGACGCGGACTTCTACACCATCGGCACCATCGCCTCGACGCCGACCAGCACGATCGCGGTGACCGCACGCGCATATATGCAGAAGAGCGACGCCGGATCACGCACCGCAGCGGTCCAGATCAAGAGCGGCGGCACCACCGTCGCCTCGTCCACGTTGACGCTGACCACCGGCTTCCAGTGGACGTGGCGCACCGACACGACCGATCCGAACACAGGCGCGGCGTGGGGCGCGAGCGCGGTCAGTGCGGCCACCATCGGCCCGCGTGTGATTGCGTGAGCTGAACCGTGGCGAACACCCAATGGAATGGGAGCGATAAGAGCGCCAACGTCACGCTGAGTGGCCTCAATCTGATCGCTGTTGCGAGTGGCGCATCAGCCTGGGTCAGGGCTGTTGATAAGCAGATCACCGGAAAATTCTACTGGGAATGCACACCGACGGTATGGGGCAACGCCAATACCGGGGTCGGTTTCAGTACACCAAATGTGACCACTCCTGTCCCGACATCGATCGGGACGTGCGTCGTCATTAAGAGCGGCGTCATCAACGTCGATGGCGTCAGCAGCGGATCTACGCTGGGTGCTCGTGCTGCTGCTGACGTAATCAGCGTAGCCGTGGATTTTGGTGCTCGCCTAACGTGGTTTCGCGTCGCGGCGGCTGGCAACTGGAACGGCAGTGCGACAGCCAATCCGGCGACTGGCGCTGGCGGCGTAGCGATCACAAGTTCCGGTGTTGGCGTCCCAGCATTTCCGCTGGCGATCATGGGCGCCAATCTGGACGCAATCACCGCCAACTTCGGCGACACCGCCTTCACCGGCACGGTGCCGAGCGGCTTCACCTCGGGCTTCACCGCAGGCGCCTCGATCGGCACCAATGCGCTCGCCACCCAGGCAGCGGTCGAGCACTGGCTGACCACCAACCCGGCCGCCCAGGTCACCCAGGTGGCGCTGGAGCACTGGGCGTCGGTGCAGACCACGTATCCGACCCCGCTGACGCCCTCGATGATGCTGTCGGGCTCTCGCGCTGGCATCGGCTCGGTGGTGCTGGTGCAGGACAACACCACCCGCACCGAGATGATCAGCGACGTCGGCGCCGTGATGCAGATCGCGCAGATCGTGCCGCCAGTCGGCGGCGCGCAGGCCCGTGCTATGATCCTGGCATAGGAGGCGATCATCGCAGACTGGTACGCATCGTCCGCTGCTTATGCCCTGATCTCGGCGTTCGTACCGAGCGCGACGTATGTCATCGGCAATATTGTGAAACCGACCGCACCGGCTCTCAAGGCGCAGTGGGTATTTCGCTGCACGGCAGGGGGCACCGCAGGCACCGAGCCGGTGTGGACCACGGCGAACAACAGCACGATCGCCACAGGCGGCGTCACGTTCACCAATGTGACCGGGCAGAGCACATACTTCTGGGCGGCTGCTGCCGGGGATATGCCGACGTTGCTCGGTGCGGTTGGAGCTATCCGGTTAGCTGGCGGCGACCGGATGTTTGTATCGAGTGATCACGCCGAGACGCAGACAGCAGCGACTATTTATGGCTCTGGTAACGCAACCGCAAGCTTTGGCACCGGTCAGATATTGAGCGTGAACCGTGCAGGCAGCACGCCACCGGTCGCCGCCGATCTGACAGCAGGTGCTACATGCACTGTCACTACTGGATCACTAACCTTGGAGATAGGCTTTCCGACGTATCACTACGGAATGAGCTACATAAATACCGGAACAGGACCAAATCCGATAAATATAAGCAGCACTGGTTTAAAGTCAGTCTACCTTGATACATGCCAGTTATATGTTAATACATCAACTGCCAATCTTCGTATTGCAAACGGAGCTGCGGCAACTCTCGTCCTGTATAACTCTACAGTGCGGTTTGGCGCTACATCGCAAGGCATCGGCACGATTGCCGGTATGTTTGAGGTGATCTGGCTAAACACGCCAAGTGCGATAGCTGGAGCGACAATTCCCGTTACGTTGTTCCCAGGTGTCAATACAGCTATGCTGGTAACCGCCAGGGGCGTCGACCTATCAGCTGTCACTGGCACGCTGGTGACCGTCAATATCGGTGCCGGTAGCAAGTTCCTATTCGACAGTTGCCGTATTGCCAGCGGCGTCGTGCGTTAT